ACCTTTTGCTATTTCTGGAACTGGGAGACCAGTAAAAATGCAAGCACCAAGACAGTTGCCAATTCTAAGGACATCTGTGAAAGTGTTTCGGTAAAGTCCGTAATTGAAACCAGATTTAAAATCTTTGGATTCATCTTTAAGATAATGGTATGTATAAAGAAGGTCTTTAACTTCCTCCTTACTTACCTTATCTATAAAGAAATCTGATTTCATCTAAGTATTTTTACTCACTTTGTTTGCATTCTAACATATATTCTACTGTGTTCGCCACATCATTCATAGCATCACGAAGATGTGGTTGTTGTCCAGATTCTTGTCTAGAAATTGGTCTAGAATTATCAGTTAGTGTCCAACGCCACTGCTTCATTTCGCTACAGTACCACAGATTAATTCTCATGTTTGAAATGCTCAAGTTCGACCCAGTTAAGGAGGGTTTGGAAAGCACTGATAGAGGCAGGAGTGCAGTTATCTTCCTTAAGTTTTTGAACATAATATTCAAGTGCTTCAATGACCATCTCGCGGTCTGTTTGTGAAATAAGTGACATTGGAGTTATAGAACTCAAGCCCCCGATCTGATTCGAACAGACGACCAACGGTTTACAAAACCGTTGCTCTACCACTGAGCTACAAGGGCATTAATCAGCAGGTAACATTTCTGGATTTTCCAGATCCACTTCATATAAAAGTGGATGACATTCTTCAAGCATTAAGTAGTATGATGCTTGATAAAGGTCTTCTGGTTCAAATCTTCTTTCGTTATCTGCGAGATGAATAAGTTCCAAATCTTGCATTGCAGTCTTTGGAAGGTCATCAAAAGTGAAGGGTATTTGATTTATGAAATACATTAGAACAATTTCAGTTCCGCGATTATACCAAACATATCTGGCATCTATTCTGTATTTCATAGAATAGTCCTTTACTTTTGTTTATTTAGAGGTAGAACCTCATAGGGCGAGGGGGACTTGAACCCCCACGGGATTGCTCCCAACAGATTTTAAGTCTGGTGTGTCTACCACTTCCACCACCGCCCCAAAAAAACTTACGCTTTGTAAGTAGTAGGATTATACTTGATAAACTCCCAGAATGTCAATTTCATTTCCTTTTGTGACATTCCGCAGTGCTTTGCTGCTTTGGGGAGGTTCCACTTTGCAGAAAAGAGTGCTTCGTTTGCCTCTTTTACATTCTCGGGAGTAGTTTTGACTGGTTCCTCTTTGAGGTCTTTGTATGAAATTTTATAAACCATACTTTTCAAAAAAGTAATAAGGGCAATTTTTACCGGGAGATTTTTTTCGACCTTTTTGTAATTAAAGGTCGATTTTGGTTTCAGAGTGGATTTGCGTATGAGAGTGTCTCTTCATCCACTGTAGCACGAACGAACTCTAGCACATTCATAAATTCATCTACTGTATCACATGTCACTTGCTTTTCTGATCCTTCACTAGAGTACAGATACACTGTACGCTTGATTGGATCCACCACGCAGCGTGAGAGGTACTCGTCTTGCATTCGGTCGTCCGTTGATTACCTAAGTATCATAGCACCGTCAGTCTGCACTGTCAAGCACCTCCCATTGAGAATTTCTTCGATCATAGTCCCAACCACCAATTAAGAAGTTTTTATTGCTGTCAGGGTAATCATTAGGTGTCTCCCCTTCATAAACAACATGAAGTTTCTCATCGTGATTCATTGGATTAACCCATCTCGCTGCCCAAACCTCGTAATAGCAATTGATATTTGCACCAACTCCAGAACGAATAATAACTTTTTTACCACATTCAATCCTATCAACTATTAAATCTTGAGAATATCCAATTTGAGTTAGAGTGACTGTGACTGTTTCCGGATCTATGAGACCATCCCAGTATTCTGGTAAGTCAATAATATTTTCATCACTAAGTTTTCCGCGAATATAAATTCCAGGTTCCGGTCCTTCGGCAACAATGTGACGAATTCTTTTATTTTTATCTTTTACGTGTGGAATATCAAATGCAGAAAGAACTTTATTTCCACTCGCAACTCCGTTCAGATTTCCATTAAAAGTTGGTGCTGTTGCTTGAGTATCAATTTGGAGATTTGCAAATCTTCCATTAACTTGAAGATATCTAGGACAAGCATCTTCGGGATAATCATCATCGCCTGTTGTAGATCTGTGAATATAATCATAACTTGGATGAGGAATTCCAGCAACTGGTCCATCGCAGTTCTTTTTTCCAATATTTTTTGGTTCAAATTCGTTAGCCATTTTTATTTCTCCTTAACATCATAGTGATAACCAGAAATAGAATACTCATCATTATTTCCTGGATAATCTGATGGACTTTCTCCAGGATATTCAGGAATTAATTTTTCACCGTCTTTTCTTTCTGCCATAATATAATAAAAACAATCTATTGGCATACCACCTTTTGCTTGAAGGTATACTTTCGAATCGTCCCACCTTTTTATGATCACATCCTGATGAGCACCAATAGGTGTTAAACTAACTGTGATTGTATTAATCTCTACGAGACCTTTCCAATATTCTGGAAGATGAATCTCTGTTTTATTTTTTACTCTTCCACGAAAATAAACATCATTTGAAGGACCCTCTGGACAAGTGTGGCGAAGTCTCCAACCTTCTTTAGTTGGATGAGAAATATCAAAGTTCTTCTTTGCAGAAAGAATATGTCCTCCACAACGAGACATTACTTCACCTTGAGCAACAATATTATTTCCTGCAGCAATATTTTGAGCAACATCTAAATTGTCAAAAATTGCAGCATCTCCAATCACCGCAAGTGAATATGGATTATGCACTCCGGTGCAAAGTGCTCCAGGAATGATGGGAGGTGAAGAATCGCTATTATCTAAAGGAGCAACCATCAAAGTCGCTGTTATTCCTTTATGGGCATCATCTTTTCCAATTACAGTAGGACCTTGCATATAGGTAGCACCACGAATTGTGGCAAGACCTCTACCAAGATTTTCTGGTTTTGATGGATCTTTTGTTACATGAAGTTGACCATGAATCAACTCAAAATCACTTGAACTTGACATAATTTTTTAAAAGTTAAATGGTTTTGCGTATTGAACTAAACTATCTAAAATTGGTAGTGATGGTGGTTTGATTACACTTCTGGCAGTCATTTTTTGAATAGAACCACCATAGACCTTCATAATATTTATTGCACTCTGGAACATATCACCATCAGTAAAAATGCTAATAGACTCATTAGCATTTGCGGTGAATCTTTTTGTCTCAATATTTACGCTTTCATTTGATTGAATATTAATTACACCTTTACTTGTATCAGGACCACGAGCAATTATATCAATATTCTCAGCCTCCATTCTAATTCTTCCTTTTGTTTGAATTAGAATGTCACTACTGTCCGCATTAAACCACATTCCAATCTGATCTTTTGGAATATCATCTCCACATTTAACCTGATACCTTCCCCTACATCTAGATGTCATCCATCTTTTTCTAGGTTCTGTCTGATCAATAGTAATATATTCAAGAGACTCTTGCCCTTGAATCATAACTGAAGACTTTACTTCATCGCCATGAATATGACCAAATGATAATTGACCATCCTTTGTGCCTGTTCTTTTTGTTTCGTAGTTTTTAGATTTTGCCATTTTATCTTGGTACTATATCAAAATTTGATTTTGGTGAAATTTTTCCAACACAATCAACTACACTAATTATCTGAGTTCCTGGAGGAACATCTATAGGAACTCCTTCAGGGATTGGTATTGGTCTTAATACTGGTATTAACCTTGCATTATATCCTGTATTTGAATTTATGGTTAATACTGGAGTATCTACGAACCCTATTCCACCATTTATAACTCTTACGGATTCAATTTCTCCTCTATCATTAATGACGGGTTCTAAAATGGCACCTTTCTCTGCTGTGATAGTATCCCCAGGAACGTAACGAAATCCAGGATCATCAACATAAACTTCCTCTATTTCAAGAATGACTGGATATGTAACTAGGCGTTCCGGTTGTGGTTGAGGAAGAGGATTGACTGGGATGAATTCATCGTCGGGTGCCAAGTCAGGAGGTAAAACACCACCAGGAACTGGATACACTGTCCCATCATTCTTCTTAACGTATGCTTCACCAACATCCGCAAAAACTCTTCCATTGCCACCAAGACTTCCATCTGGAGCTGCGATATATCCATCTCCAGGAGCAGTTACAACTATATTCTTAACTTCTAATCCTCCCTTTCCACTACTAACAGTAGTGGTGCCTAATCCTGATCGGGTTCCATAAGGTTGAGTTTGAACTAATAAACTTCCACCAGATCCCTTTCCACAATCATCCTCCAAATAAGCTTGAGGAACAGAAAGATAATTAAATCCTGGATTTACAATATCAAATCCGATTATAGAGGAAGAATTGGGACTTACGATTGCATTTGCTAAAGCACCAAATCCACCACCACTAAGAAATCTAACTTTAGGTGGTCCGCAAAGTTGTGGATCTGTTGGGCAAGTTGGGACAGATGGTATTGTGGCATCATTAACTGTTAATTTATTTACATCATCAATCAGAAGTTCTCTTCTGAGACCATTTGCATCCTGAAAATAAAATAGTTGAGAAGAATTTTTTGATGCGATACAACTTGCTTCTTTACGAGTAACATCATCAATTAACTGTCCGTCTTTATCGAAGAAAGATACTCTAATCGGATCTTCTTTGCCTCTATTCTTACTTTGTCTTTTTACACAACTGTCTCTATATTGATCTGCCATTTTATTCTAATCTAAAAGTAACATTATCGACTGTTTCGCCAGCTAACAAACGTCTTGCATTTTGGGATTCGATTAAATCTCGTTCATCAGCAGCAGCGGATAGAGTCTCTGAATTAGATCCTCCAATTGGTAATTGATTGGTTGGAGTTTCTGTAGATGTAGGAGCACCTCCCGTCACATTAAGATTTGCTGTTGCAGGAGCACCTGAAGCGCCTTTACCTCCGGCATCATTACCAGAACCACTTGGAGGATCTCCAGCAAGAGCAGCAGTTCCAGCAAGATTAATTTCATCTACAGAAGGACAAGCACGATCATCATCACAATCAAAGAAACTTAAAATACCCGATACAAAATCAAGTGCATTAAAAAGACTACCTGCCAAATTACTCACTGCTCCAGTTATAAGAGAAAGAGCAGCGTTGATAGAATTAATAATCGGATCTAAAATATTATCAAGTATTCCAGAAATAAAATTTTCTACTATACATAATGGACCATTGATATACTTATCGATAAATTGTAGTAGTAAGTTTCCAACAGTTGATGCCAGACCTCTAACAATCTTAGAGAAAGCACAAGAAATTATATTTGTTCCCTTACTTAAGTTATCAATAAATGATGGCATTTCTCCAGGGAAAAGAAAAGGAACTCGTTTTTTTGCTTCTCTTTGAACTTCATTTAATACCCATCCACGAACACCACCTAAAATATTTTTTACATAACCAGAAATATCACCTGTTGCAATGTCAAGATATTTCTTTATCGTTTTTCCAGCTCCAGAATCTTCATTAATAAAAACACTGACAGCAGAATTTAAGTTTGATAATCTACCAGAGTACTTTTGAACTTTTGTTATTTCATTCTGGAGATTTTTAATTGTTCTCTGAATTCCCTTAATGTCTGTGTTACCACTTTTACAGGGACTCTGGATTGAAATATTTTTATACGCATCGTCATTCTGAGACCATTCTGCCAAAGTCCAGTCTTTATGGTCTTGTATTCTAAAATATTCAGGTACAGAATTTAGATCTACAGTTGCTGGATAATTCATAATTATATTCCGATTATCGTGTTGGTTTTACGCCAGGTATCTTTTTAATCAATCTCAAATGGTCAGGAACTTTAGCATCTGGACCATAAGTATCATTAAAAAGTTGAAGACCGCCTAGTTGATCTCTAGGTTGAGTTTTGGGAACATTATTATTCGAGTTCATAAGGAGTCCATCAATATACGGTTCCTGACCTGCCATCCCATCCATAAAGAATCCGGTTACTATTGTTCCCGGAGATATAGAAGGTGTATCGACAAACCCACCTAATCCTGATCCTGAAGTTGTTGGAAGAACGACATTTGCCATTGGCAACTGTTCATCTGGAAGTTCATTTGTATTTGAAGAATGTAATCCAAAATACCTAACACGATAACGATATCCCCACCCTTTTTTTGCTCCAGCATCAAAGTGTTCTGGTTCCAAATTATCCTGCCAGGAGACACTAGAAACTACTCTACCAAACCATCTTGGTAAAGAAGATACTGAATTTAAATCAAAGTTTCCAGAGTATTCGTTCATTAATCCTCATAAATTCTACATTCGAGCGCATCAGGATGTTCGTCGCAGTACATCTCAAGTCCTGTTGGATCGTGATCTGTATCAGGATGATTCACTTGATACTTCTCTAGAGCATCAAGTTCTCCTTCTAAATGACGACGACGCTGACCACTTGTGTTTGGATTATCCAACTCGTCACGATCATCATTGATGTGTTGTTGAAGTGTTCTGTCCATATGAACACAAAGTTAATTAATATTATTTATTATTATTATTTGATTGCTTTTCTTCCGATTGAATCTCTTACTAGATTTAATCTTGTATAACAACTATTTTTTGTTATACGATGACACACATCTGATATCATATATATACCACTTACTTTCTCACTTACAAGTTTTGTTTTATTACTTGTAATTTCAGGGAAGTCGCAATGAACTAAGTCTCCAGCATGAAGACTAAAATCTCCAGGAATTGCAATAGAAAGTTTAGTTGAAAAGAGATTATTATATCTCATATAAGATTGTCTTAAAATCTCATCATTGTTATAATTTACATAAGTTGATTTTGGAAGTTGTTCTTTTAATGTTTTCCCTGGAACTAAAAATCCTTGATCATCAAGTTTATATGATATTCTTGATGCCTGTTCTTGTAAGTTTAAAAACTTTCCAATTACCGGTTGTTCCTTTCCACCGTTATTGGTTTGATTGAATTGATCCTTAGAGTCTGCTTCATTTTTGCGATAAGAACTTTCATAAGTATTCATTGCTTTTAATTCAGTTTTTAAATGTGATCCAGTTTGTAGAATGTTTTTAAGATTCAAAGAACTTACAAAAGAATATTGAAGAATTTTAGCATCATACATTGGAGGAATTTCTCCAATCAAATTATTGAAGATCAGTTTTTTCTTTGGTTTTTGTTCAAATAATTTATCAATAGATTTAAACTTATAACCTTCGTAAGTTTCAAAGAAAAGAAATCCCGCAAGTTTTGCTTTTGCATCTTGAACATCGGGTACTGATCTTGGACCTAACCAGGTACATTGATAAAAAGGTTTTGTTGTAGTAGGAACAAGAACTATAGAATTTAATGTTGTATCAATATCAAGTTCTTTAGGAGTCTTTAATACTTCTTTTAATATTTTTTCTACAGTATCTGATATCTTACCTTGATAGTTTTTAACGCACCTATTAGGAACTAGATCATTATTCACTGCTTCCGCTGTAATTAAATCGATATCAAATGTAATTTTATTTGTTGTTCCTGCGGTTTGCTTTGGTTCCATAACAACTAAATGCTTTTCTCCAAGAAAAGATAAAGTTGTATCATACCCATCAGTAATTTTTAGATTAACCTTTTCACCTGTTGTAAGTTTAATTCCTTGTTCCTCAGTAACTGCAGAACCCTCTTCTTTTCGATAACCAGTATCAGCAAAAGTTGCAGTTGCCCTTACAGTGTTATCAAGAATACTTTCATAATAATTTAATTCAACAATACCACCCGCTAAGTCTAACTTAGGTTTATCATAGTTTGATTCAAATTCAAATAAATCTATTTGAGACTGACCGCCTTGTGCTGCAATATTCGCGGGCATTTTTTATCCTCTACTGAAACTTAGGTTATCCATATTACTATTTACAGCAACTGGAACTGGGAATGCAATCATCTTGTTTCCACCACCAGAAACTGGAACTTGTTTCTCAACAATAATTGGTTGAATTGCAATCATCATTCCACTTCCATAAGTTTCATAAGATGCAAAGGAGTTTGGAATTGGACGATTTGGTTTTCTTGGTACTATACCACCACCCTGATATGCTACGTGAACGTGATCATCGTGATCACCTGTTGAATCATTTCCAGCGTGTAAAAGTTGAACTGGTTTAACTCCTTTTAGTTTATTAAACTCTTCAATTTTCTTTAGAATAGGACCTTGCTCATTAGCATTTGCTCCTAAATCAATTGCTCTATCGACATTATGATATGAAGGATAAGATCTTGTTCCTTGTCCTCCGTGTCTAGAGTGTTGGTGTATTGATCCAGGAACACCTCCCCAAGATTTCATAAAATCACCAAGATCACCAGAAAGTTTAGTTCCCATTTCACTAGGAACATATTGACCGCTTGGTGTCAATGGTTTTGCTGCTGGCTTTACTACAACTTCACCAGACCTCTTTCCAATATCAGGATTTCTTTTTTTAATATCTTCCAAAAATTTCAGGTGTTTAGTTTCAGTATCACTTCCACTATACTTACCAGTATCCGCACCCTTTTCAAACTCTTCATAAAAAAGTTGTGCTGCCCACTCAGGTGATTTTGCTTGTTTTAATCTTTTATCTGTTCCATATTGTTTTAGTTCAACTGCAATATATTGTGCTTGAGTGTTTCTATTGTATGGATCAAGACCTTTACTTTTTGCCCACTTTTCAAATCGTGGCCATCTATCTTTTCTATCCCATTGGGCCATCCCTTCAAAAGTTTTATTTTCTGGAGTTCTTGTTCTATATCCACTTTCTCTTTGTAAGTTAGCAACAATTCCAAGTGCTGCAGGTTTGCCGTATAATGCAGTGAAATACTCTAAAAGATCTGCTTCAATCTGAGCATTATTTCCTTCTCTGAGTTTTGCTCCAGGTGTCTCACCTTCTCCAGGAGGTCCAGGTGGTCCCTCACCATCTTTACCTTTACCACCTTTTAAATTCAATTCTTTTTCAAGATTTTGAATTGCATCATTTACTTTTTGTATGATTGTTGTCTCAAGAAGTTTAGAAATTAAATCACCGGAACTTAGAGATTTAGTATCAGTTCTAAGTTGTCTTGATGTAGGAACACTACCACCTTCAGCAAAACCTCTAATGTCTCTCATCAAAGAAGTTATACTTTGATTTGTTTTTTGATTTGCAAGACTTTCTACAAGACTTCCAATACCAGATGCAATAGAACGATAAACTCTTACATCTGGTTTTTGTCCAAGTGCAATATCAACAGCAGCACCCATTAATCCACCGACTAATGGAATATCTTTCAGTATCTTTGCAGTTCCAGTAAGTGCTTTATATGGATTTGGTTTTTTAGTTCTCTTCTTAAAATCATCCTTATACATATTATAATTATATGAACCCTGTCCCATAGGACTTCTATTAAATTCATCTAAGGTCATCATCTTATCAGGATCAGGATATAATTTCTTTATTTCTTTTTCCCCACCAATGTCTTTACCTGGTTGAGATTTAGGTGGAGTTAGTTTAAATACTGTTCTTCTTTTTCTTGGAGTAATTCCTCTTCTCTTTGGTGCTCCTACTGGTCTTCCACCTCTTGTAGTTCCACCGCCTTGATACTTACGAACAACTCTTCCGCCACCTCTAAATGTAGGAAGCCATCCCATCATTGGCCAAGTTTCTTTTATTACTTTTCCAATATCATTAATCAAGAGTATTGCATCAAGTCCCATACTTACGACACTAAGAGGAACCGCAACTACAGCACCAACTCCAGTTAATGCAAGAATGGTACTAATGCCATCAATACCTGCAGATACTGATGCAATTGAACCTCCTATTTTATCACCAGCAGCGAATCTTGCCTTTGCATCAGCAGCACCAACAGCAGCACCTAGTCCAGGAACAGCAGCACCTGCAAATTTACTTAAAGGACCTTTAAGTTTTGCAAAAGGCCCACGAAGCATTTTATTCCACCAAGAAGGAACTTTACCACCCTTTCCAGTTGTTACTTTCGGTTTTCCTTTTGGTTTCTCTCCACCTCTTCCCGTTGTTACTTTTGATCCCGCCTTTGCACCTGCTTTTGATCCGGGTTTTCCAGGTTCAGGTTTCTGTCCCTTTTTTCTTTGTTTGTTAAACTCATCAACCGCAGCACCACCAATATCTGCAGCAAGAACTCCAGCAATAATGGAAGCATTTACAAAAGTATTAAATTGCTTCTCTAATTTATCAAATTCTTTTTGGTAGTTTCCACCTACACCTGCTTTTGCTGTTGCAATAAATCCAAGTGTTTTATCTTTTAAGTCTCCACCAAACTTGACGAGACTCATAAAACCATCAAATAACTTACCAAATAATCCTTCAGCAAAGTTATAAACACCACCTATAATATTTGCAAATCCTTGAAGTTTAGGTAAGAATTCAAGTATTTTTGGTAGTGCCCATCCAAGTGCGGTAAAGAATATAAACCTCTTTACCCTATCCATAAAACCTAAGGAAGGTAAAGAAATTCCAGGAAGTTTGAATTTTTTAGATTGTGGTGTTTCTAATTTCTTTTCTGCTTCTGCAAAATCTTCTTTTTCAGTCTCCTTTCTCTTGACTTCTGCTTTCTTTTTAGAGACTATAAGATCTGATTTTAGAAACTTATCTACTTTAACTAATTTATTGTTTGCATCCGTAGCATCTTTATTTTCTCTTTTTGCTAATAAACCTTTTGAGAGTGGAGATGTCTTTGCGAGAATATTAGGTTTTCCAACTCTTGTGATCGCAGTTGATTTTGCTGATGGTAGTAGTTTTGAAGGATTGGTTATTTTTGCCATTTGATTATCCTACCAATCCGTAAATACTTGCATTTATTGCTCTTTCATTACCAGGAGCAGTTGCAGAAAACTCAGGAACTTCAGAACCACCACCAAGACCAGCAGACCTTGCTCTTCCTCCTCCTGCAGATTGTGTAATTGGAGGTAGAGTCATCATACCACCACGATTAAATGCAGAAGCGTTATAAGGAGTAATCTGCGGTTTTCTTACAGTTCCTCTTCCCAAATATGGATTAGAGTTGCTATCGGTCATAGCAACAAGTTTATCAATTAAAGAAGTTCCAAGACGATTTACCGTATCAACTGGAAGAACATATTCACCAGGTTGAGCAAGAATATGCTGTCTATCTGCCGTTGCTCCTTTAACATTCATTCCGGTATTTTCTTTAATTAATCCACCCCTAAAAAATGAAAGTGAAGTAGGCATAAAGGATGCAAAATTTTCCAAAAGTCCAGGAGACTTTTTCTTTGGTTTATCCTGTGGTTTTGGAGTGCTCCTTGCTACAATTGATTTTAAATTCTTGAGATAATAATTGAACTTATTTGCTCTATCACTATATCCAACTATTTGTTCAGGTGATGTTGCTGCTGGATAATTAATTGCTGCAGAGTGCGAAAGAACATTACTCCAATCTTTAACTTTTGGTCTTACTCTTTCTTTCCAATATTCTACAGCAACTCTTGCTGATAGGTTAGGATCTTTTAATAACAAATCAGGATCTTTTACTAAATCAACTCCTAATTTTTTTCCAAAGTGTCTGTAATTATAGTCGTGAGTAAGTTGAGTATATCCTCTTCCGTGATATCTACTTCCACCACTATATCCCATTCCTTCACCTCTTCCAAGTTCTCTGCTCCATTTAAATCCACCAGTCTCGTGAGACATCTGTGCTAAAAATGCCGCTAACTCTTGTCCTTTTATTCCTGAAGATAACGCTGCTCTAACAAGAGGAACTTCTCCAAATTGACTTGTTCCGCCACTAAATCCACCAACAATTCCACCGTCTTTAAACTTAGATATCATTCCTCCATTAAAAAACCCACCACCAAATCCAGGAAATCTTAAGTTACCCATAGCAACAGATCCTGGTTTTCTTCCTGCAAGATACTGAGGAATGTTTAAAGGTTGTCCAGTATTTCTATCAACATATCTCTGACCAATATCTTGCTGATCTTTTTCAGTCAGAATTGCTTCACCAGTTTTTGCTGCAATTAGAGTATCATCCTGACCTGCACCCATAATTGGAACACCACCTGAAAAATCCATTCCTCCCATTGCAAATGTTGGAAGCATTCCTCCAAAATTAAACTTAGGAACCATTCCACCAAAATTTAATGTTGGAACTTTAGTATTTGCTGCTTGATCTGCGGATTGTTTTGCTTGGTCTAACTCTAGATTCTTCGTTGGTATTAAACCAGACTCCGGTGTTTCTTTATCCGCAAATAAATTTCCAATCTCTCTACTTACTAATGGTGCGGCAGCAAGTGCTAGGAATGCAAGTTTTTTATTTTTACGAATGAATCCAAAGATTTTTGGAATATTGGTTGCAAGTGCAACGATCATTCTTGTTGCACCTTTTAATAATCCACGTACTAATTTTCCAAAACTAGTTCCAAATAAAACATAAAGACCAGCAAGAGCAGGCCAGTGATCCGTTAAGAATTCTATAAAGGAATTAAACTTTTCTTGATTTCCTTTATCACTCATCCACTCCATAAACTTAGTGAATGCTCTACCAAGTAAAGTAAAGAATATGAATTTCCAAATACGATCAATGATTGCTTGAAAAGGATCAAGTAATTTTTTAGTAGTTGCTACGATTCCAGCAACACCTTTTTTAAATCCCTCTAATGATGCTTCTCTCTTTCCTCTTTTTTCTGTCTCTTTTTCTTTTCTATCTTGATCTGCTTGCTTTTGATCAAACTTAAACTTAGATCCTAAAGTACTTAAAATAGAATCTAATGTTTTTTTAATTCCAACAAATCCACCTCCTTCTTCTGAAGAAGTTGTTGGTGAAGGTGGAAGTGCTAATGTTTTCTTTTCTGGTTTTAGAAACTTTGTTGTTGCAACTTTACCTGCAGTTATTTTATCTTTCTTTGGTTTAAATCTACCTTTCTTTCCTCTTACCCTTTTTCGTTCATTAGCAAGTAATGCAAGTTCTTCTTGAGGTAACCTCTTTGATCCGGTAACAATTGCTTCCTTAAGAAGAGTTAGATAAGTATCATAATCAAGGTCAAAAACATCCTCAAGACCCAGTAGCCTTAAAATTCTTTCATCAATTTTTTCGGATACTGATGCCATTTATCGCTGCTGCTGTTGTTGTTTGAGTTCTTCTTCTTCCAGATGCTGTTTCAACAAGATCACGTAAATGTCCCTTTCCCAAGGCATCATATTTTCAATCTCTGTTAATGAATATTTATGATACTGCATCAAGGAAAAGTTTAACCTGAAGTAACTCTCCAGGTCCATATGACTCATCCCTATGCGAAAAAACTTGAGAGTCCCTCCAATACGACCTCATTTTCAACTTCAGTATTTGGATTTTTGACCTTAATAGTATGAGAAAGTTTGGGCATTGTCTCAAAGAACTTTTCAATTTCTTTGAATTGTGTCGAGTTCATTTGATCTAAGAACTCCATAAGTTCTTTTTTGGTTACATCTGCAGTTACCCAAACTTCATCTTCAGTATAAATCTTATCAATACAAGAAGAAATCAATTCAAATGATTGATCCATCGTACTATCCGATGAAAGATCAAAATTACTCTTAATGAACTGATCCAATGATGGATATTTCATTTCCATCATAATTGAGTCGTCAAGTTTAATTTTATTATTATGCTCCGGATCCTTTTGAATCTGAATATCATCTATATTAATTTTTACCGGAACTTGTGTCTCACCATCATCAGGACAGATAATATTAACTTCAATTTCTTCCCCAACAGACTTTCCACGAATGTTTAGGAAAAGATATTCAATATCAAACGTAGGAAGTGCTTCTACTTTAACTCCCTTAGTTTCAATACAGTTTTTAATTACGGTCTTAATTGCATTAGTAATCTGTTTTGTATCTTCAGATTCCAATGCAATGACCAATAGTTTTTCTTCTTTTACAAGAAAAGGTCTATACTTAATTTTTTGTCCGGTTGAAGGCAACTCAAGTTCATAAGTTGGCGTCGAAATCTTAGGTAAAGGCATAATGTCCTATAGAAGTTTCAGTGTGATTATTTAGAATAGATTACCGAATGAATCCTCCGGTAATAACCTGATTTCTATTTCTAACTCTATTTGTTCTATCGGTAATTGGCGTTATCCTACGAGTGTTAAACAAAGGATCTTCCCCATCAGCAAGTATTCCTGCAGGTTGCGTTGCATTTGTATTCTGTCTTGCCTGCGAAGAAGTTGGTGGATTTGGAACTCCTGTAGCACGTTGCTGGCCAAGATCTTGTGGTGCAATATTATTATATCTCTTCGTCAAATAACGTGTATAGGTAAAGGAAACAGTTACCTTAAGAAGTTGAGAAGACTCATAAGAAACAGGAATTGAATTTATGCTGATTGGATATGCTTGCATAAATTTATACTGTAAGAATTGTCCTTTCAAATCTCTTTCAAACTTATTGATAAACAATTCATCGCTATAATAGTCTTCCGGAAATCTAATTCTATAATTAAACTGACGACTTTCCAATCCATTCGCATCTTCTTCATTTGCAATATATTGCATCCATTTCTCAAAAAACCAAAGAACATTATAATTTCCATCTGGTCGTCCGTGATCTACATAAAAAGTAAAATCAGTACGATCATCATATGCTCTACGATATGCGTGTCTCTCAGTGACTCCAGTGTGATCATCAGTAATCTCATTGGTCATAAATGAAGATCCTGGTAATGCTGCTTCACTACAAGATAAAGATATTAGTTCTTGATTGCCATTACCAAAACCACGATAATCAAATCCCTTATTATCTTTAATCCAGTTATAAACTTTCTCTGGAGGATTAAACCAACATTGATAATGAGAAGTTAATGCTGGACGAAGAAGTTTTTCTTTAATCTGATCTGCAACTTTTATTGATGGTGCTACATTACCTGCAAAAATACGATTATCAGCAGATTGCCCATTACCAGGACTTGTTCCATCTCCCGATTGATTTGGATCTGATGTTTGACGAGGAACTCCAGTTGCTTCAGATGGTCCATAATTACCTTCAGGAAACATCTCAACAAAAGATGGAAATAATCTTTGATACTCCTCTCTCGTTAGTGGTGGCGTTGCCATCTATAAATACTTTTACTGATATATTATGTATGCTGGAAATGGCAGAAAGTATTAAGAGTATCTATAAACCATCTTATCCAGAAAAGTATAAAGGTGACGCAAATAACATAATTTGCAGAAGTAGTTGGGAACGCAAATTTTGTTATTACTGTGATCACAATCCAAGTATTATTTCTTGGGCATCAGAAGAGTTTTGTATTGGTTATGTTTCTCCTGTTGATGGTAGAGTGCATCGATACTTTCCAGACTACTTAATCAAAGTTAAAGAGTCATCTGGTAAAATTAAGACTTATGTGATTGAGGTGAAACCAAAGAAACAAACCGTTCCACCAAAACAAAAATCAAGAGTGACTAAATCTTATCTACACGAATGTAGAACTTATGCAGTCAATCAAGCAAAGTGGAAAGCAGCACAAGAGTGGTGTGCTGATAGAATGTTAGAATTTAAAGTCATTACAGAAGAAGAACTTTTTAACTCACGATAATGGCACAAGGTTTCGGTCAGTATGCTAATGTTCCTCCACGAATGAGAGAACTCAAAAAGAAAATTGCTGATGCTGGAACTAATGATCCAGAAGACTTGATGTTAATTATTATGGATACACTCAAAGAAGAAGTATTATATCCTGAACCAGGAAAGTTTTATACCTTCATTTACAATCCAAAAACACCAGAAATTGAATATGATCAACATCCATTGATTGCTTGTACTTCATTGGAGAGATGGGGATTTAAAGCGATTAATTTTCATTGGAGAGAAGGAAGACAATATACTTGGGAAGAAGTTGCAGGAAAACTTCACATAGTAAAGTATGACGAACTTGATGAAATGTTATCCATACCTTATGCAAAATTCCGTCTAAATAAATAAAAACTCCTTATAAATGTCTCATACTCTACAAAAAATTGAGATTAACAATCCTTTTGCAAATGCGGAGGAGTTCTGATGGCAGAAGTTAGAAGGTTTCCATATAAAGGAAGAAGATTAGCAACTTTTGAAGCAAGCGGTGGTCAAACACTTATTACTTATGAAGCCGATCAACAAGTAATAAACAACATTAAAACAAAATATGGTGAGAATTTTATATATGGAAATACTGTATACGTCGCAGAATATCCTAAAGGATCTAATAAATTACAAACTGTTCCTAATGGTCCTGCAGGAAATCAAGATGTTTTAGGTGGAATTTCTAATGTAGATCTTGTTGCTTCAATGAATAATGATCCCAATTTTCATAAAACAGCGACAGGAAATACAACTGGTAATACCTCCTCCGATCCAAGTAATCCTGATCAACAAGGAGGAAGCACACCTACATCAGAACCAAATCAAACACAAAAACCAGTAGCACAAAGATTAACCTATCCAAGTTATATAAGACCAGATCAAGATAGAATAAAATTTCAAGCGTGTGAAATAAATCCAAGAGGAGGAAGTCTCATCAATACTCCGCAATACACTAAAGTTGGTTCTCCTGTTTTTATGGCAATACAAGCACCTATTAGTGATCAAAACTCTGTTGCTTGGGGACCTGATAATGTTAATGCTATTGATAATTTTGTCTATGGGAAGTCATATGAATTTATAAAGAAAGGAACTTTTAATTTCCCAGAAGATAAAGACATAATTGGTGCATTGGATAGAAATACAGACTACATTCAAAAGTTTCTTGCTGGAAAAGCAGCAAGTCTTAATAATGTACTTGCAAGAACTGATAATATTGTTCTTAACCCAAACCTTGAGTTACTTTTTCAAGAACCACAGTTAAGACCTTTTTCCTTCCAATTTAAAATGTCTGCCAGAGATAAAGAGGAAGCAAAACAAATAAGAGCAATTATAAGATATTTTAAAAAAAATATGGCAGTTAAAAACGAAGGTGGTTTATTCTTAAAGGCACCAAACGTTTTTACAATTCAATATCTAAAAGGAACAAATACTCCACATAAAGGTATTAATACAATTAGTCCAAAAGATGATCAAAAAGCGTGTGCTCTTACAAATTGTTCAGTAGATTACACTCCACTTGGAAGTTATATGACTTATAACGATGAGGCAGGAACTATGGTTGCTTATACTTTAAGTTTGCAATTTCAAGAACTCACGCCAATATATGATAAAGATTATGATAAGATTGCAGAAGACGCTATAGGTTACTAAAAATGACTAAACCATATTTCAGACAAGTTCCTAACTTTGAATATGTCTCCAGAAATCCAGGAGACAAATATATCTCAGAATATATTCCAGTCAAGAATCTATTCAAACGTGGAAAAATTCGTGAAGATATTTTTGGCAACTTAAAATTCTTTGAGAAGTATCAAATCATTGGTGACGAAAGACCCGACAACGTTGCTTTTAAGTTTTACAATGATGAAACTCTCGATTGGGTAGTTCTTCTTTCCAATAACATTTTAAACATCCAATCAGAATGGCCAGTAACTCAAGAATCTTTTGACAAATTCCTTCTAGACAAATATAGAAGCATTGATATTAGTAGTATGAATTTCTTAAGTGAGGACTATGATAGAAATGAAATAGACTCACAAAGACCATTTGATGATGAAGCAGTTTATAAAGTTATCAATGGTGGCATACATCATTATGAAACAGAAGAAATTAAAAATTCACTAGGAATCACTGCACTAAAAGCAGGTATAAAAATCAATAATAGATGGAGAACAAGTGGAAACTTTTTGGCAATGAGCAATTCAAAAATAGAATCGATTCAATATAATGTAACCAACAATATTGTAGAGGTTGATTTACAAGATTTTATTTTGACATTAAAAGTTGGAGATCAAGTTCAGATTAGTAACGTATCAGAAGTTCAATATAATGGAAAACATACTGTTACTGGTATTTTCTCAGAGGATACTGAATCAAAAAGAGTTAATAAATTTGGATTTGAATTACCCTTTGTACCAAATGTTACGAATCCAATATTAGCAAATCCAAGAAAAGAAGAAGTTTTATTTACACTTCCAGAAACATCAGAAGTAACTGCAAATTCATATTATTACGAATACTGGGATGAAGGACTTGGATATTCTGTTCAAATCCCATCCTCTTCTTTTGTTAGAGCAGTTACAAACTACGAGTACGAACTTCAACTTGAAGAAGCAAAGAGAAATATCTATATTCTTAAACCAATTTACTTAAACGTAATCTTTAATGATCTAGATGATATTATGCCATACAAAAAAGGTTCTCAGCAATATGTTACCGAGAACCTTAAGAGAGCAGATAATGCTAGACTTTATGAATGATCAGTCTTCAGCAAGTTTTTGGAAATAGCTGAGGGCATCATCTTCATCTTCGTCGTCTGAAGTAATCTTAGGGAGAGAAGGAGACTTACTGCGATTGTAAGACTCTTCAAGTTCTTCCATTACTTTACTTTCACGACTTACAGGAGCACTGTAAGATTCATATTCATCCTCTTGTTCTGCTACAGCACGAGACTGAGTAGGAGTATTGGTGCCACCAATACCAAGAACATAATTCATACGCTTTTCAAGATCTTCGTATGACTTGAACTGATCTGGAGCAGTGATTGCAGAGAGAGAATATTCTTTCTTCCAGATTGCTTCAAGTGCATCGTCATCATCCAGGAGAGGAGCAACACGATCAAACTCAGACTTATCGTAGTTCCAATAACCATCCTTCTTCACAATCTTGATCTTGAAGTTTGCACCTTGCCAGAAGTCAAAAGGATTGATTGGATCTTCATCATCAAACTCAGGTTGCATAGCATTCAGAATCTTATCAAAGATCTTCTTACCATACTTAAAGAGAAATACTTTACCTTCGTTTGCAGGATTTGCAGGATCCTTAACAACGTAGATATTGGAGTAGTAAGATAGCTTACGCTTTTGCTTACGAACAGTGTCCTTATCCTTTTCGCTACCACTGTTCCAGAGACCACGATTATACTCACTCACGGGATCTTTCTGACCAACAGTTGTGAGAGAGTTTTCAATATACCAACCACCAGGACCTTGGAAGGCATGAGTGTACATTTTTACCCAAGGAACATCTTCACCATCAGGAGCAGGCAGGAAACGAATGACTGCAGAACCTACACCTGTTTTATCCATCTCTGGTTTCCAGAGACGTTCATCAGCACCACCAGAAGTGGTATTCATCTTTTCTACTTGCTTCACCAGTTTCTCAGTCAGCGAACCAAGCGAAGATTGCTTTTTCAGATTTGCAAAATTAGACATTTGTACCTCGTATTTGTTGAGATTTGGCCTTTGTGTACTTCGTTATTCTACAGGTCAGAACCCGTTTTGTCAATCTGCTTCTTCATCGCCTCAAGCATCTTGGTCATATTACCAAAGATGATATTCATATCCACATTAGAAGGAAGACCCATCATCGTAGCAGACTCAGCAATGCGTTGCTTCATCTCCTTTGCTTCGGGGTCATCAGAAAGACTCAGACGTGTGTAAAGAATCTGTTGTTTGTTTAAAAGTTTTTCAAGAAGATCAACATGATGAATCTTGTCTTCTTTAGTCATTGATGGAAACTTAAAAATGCTTCCATAAATCTCTTCTTGCAGTTCAGAAATTTCAGTCATCTCTGCACGAACAACTTCAGAATCAAAGAAACTCATTTTTCTCCTAGAATTACTTCTTTTAAAATTCGTTTATAACGAAATACATCAATATTTAGAAATGGATTATATTTTTTAATCCGACGACTGACGGTTTGCCACACCGGGTCTTGAAGTTTTTTATCAAAATTCTTTGAGTATGCAAAGATTTTATCCAGAAGAACCATTGTTTCCAATGAAATCTTTCCACTCAAATATTTTTTTAATACAACTGGATGTCCTTTAGAGCACCTAAAGACATCCTCAAATTTATTTTCTTCAAACAGAGATTGACTCTCTTCCTTGAAGACATATGAAAGTGATTGTACTTTCTTCTGCCAGTTTTGATATCTTGATTCTCCTTCTTTGATCATCTCACCAATCCAAAGAGATTCTGGATCATTACAAGATACAAAGTTAGCAACAAAGAAATCTACAACTTCCTGGTCTGTTTTTTGTCTTGAGATCTTTTCAAACCACATACGATCTTTTCGTTTGTAGAAGGATTGAATAGTTGCTCTTGACTTACCACAATACTTGAAATAATCATAACTGTCTTTTGTAAAATGATTTTTCAAAGACAGATAACATTTATATGAATCAAAGGGCATCATTAAAAAACTAATTTTGCACGGGAAGTTTTCTTAAGAAAATTAAGTTCCATCGCTTCATACTTAATCTTCTCTTTCAAAGGTTTAGAAATGAGTTTAGGAACTGATTCTAGATCTATATTATTCTGCTCACAAAAGTAAATGATTGCATCAATATAGTTCATTTCAACATTAACTTGCACAAGATTTTCAATCTCCTGTGCAAATCGTGATGGACAGAAGAACTTGCTTTCGAGTACCTTTTCTAATTCATTCTCCATCTGGCCTAATATTGTGATGTACAAATTCTTTAATATAACGAACTAATAGTCTAATATAATCTGCTTTGTTTCTTTTGTCAAATACTTTGACTTCACCACCAGGAGTTACCATTAAGGTAATCAATTTAACGGGAGGAATGTTGGTGAGCTCATAGTATGCAGCAGCATAAAAAGTTTCTTGAACAAAATAATTTTCAATCCATTCTTCTGGTTTGATTTTTTCTGAAGTTTTAAAGTCAATGACTGCCAACTCTCCTTCATATTCAGCAATACAATCGACTCGTCCAGCAAGTCCAAGATATTCAGAATAGAGAGTTCTTTCAATCGCGTGAATATTATTTATCTTATCAAGATAAGGTTTCGCGTGATGGAACATAAACTTTGTCAGGGGTTGATAATCATCCCAGTTCAGTTCTTTGTTTTCAAGATAATCCTGACAGACTTGGTGAAAATCAGTTCCTCTTGCAGTTGCTTTCTTCGTGATAGCATTTGCCTTTTCTGTACCAACTCTCTTTCTCCACTCAACAAAGATTTGGCGATTGTAGAATGAAGTCACAGAAGTAATTGAAGGCACCCATTGACCATCGGGAAGATGGTACAGACGGATGCCATTTGTTTCTTTCTTTTCTAATTCAAGATCACCCAAGTAATTATGATGAATAAAACTCATACACTAACTTCCATTTTAGCAAGGATATATTCTTTCACGAATCCAGAGCGGACAATATCATCAACTTCAAATTCAATAATATCAATTGAAGGCATTACACGAAGGATTTTCATAAAATCTACAATACCATTCTTTTCATTGGTTTTGATAAGATCACTTTGAGTAGCATCGCCACAGAACATAATCTTACTGTTTTCACCAACTCGTGTAATTATACTATCAAGTTCATGAAAGTTCAAGTTCTGGAATTCATCTACAATAATAATAGCATTGTCAAGAGTAGTTCCACGAATAAAGGAAGTACTCCAGAAACTAATAGTTCCTTGAGTTTTAAGATTGCCATAGAGCATCTCAAACGATGCATCATCAGGCATCTGGAACATATACTTCACCATATTCTTATAAGGAATCTGATAAAGAGATGACTTATCCTCATGGTCTCCAGGAAGAAAACCAATCTCACGAGTAGCAACAAGAGACCTTACGATATAAATTTTTTCATAAGGACTTCTTTCATCTAATACATCCTGAAGAGCATTATAAAGAGTGATGAAAGTTTTACCTGTTCCAGCACATCCATAAGCAACAATATGTTGATTCTTTTCGTATGCTTTGTATAAAAGTTTTTGATTATCTGTGAGAGGTTCAATGTCTCTCATCAAATCAGCACCAATTGGTTTCTTGCGTTTCATTTGCTTGGCAGTCATTCCAACGCCAATTGGTTGATCTTCTGCCCTTCTTCTTCTTGCCATAGAATAATTAAATTGGTTTTACTTTTGATCCTGGTGCCTTTGATGCTTTATGAAGAACATCATTCCATCCTGGATGAGATTTTACAAGTCGGTCATAAATCTCACCAACTTCTCCTGATGCCGGACAAGTTGATGGATCTGACCAATCTCTATCCCAGTCTGGATTATCTTTTTTCCATTGATCCCAATCATGAACACTGAGAACAACTTCTTTTTGTTCGCCAGTTTGTTTATTAATCACTGGATATGTTGCCAATGTTACACCTCCATAGTATGTAAGGATATTTATTCAATAGTAATAGAAGGTGGATCAACACATTCTGAACATCCTTCACGAGTCCAACCAAGTGCTTCAGATACAGCAGGAAACTGACAAGTAAAAATACAACGAACAAGTTCTGCAATCTCCATGTGTTCCTTCTGAGTGCCGTGTGCAGAGCGAAGATCAATATAATGGATCCATGAACGCACTGAGCCAGTCATATAGAGGCGTGTGGGCGTTGCTATGGGCAGTACAAACCTTGCACACTCCTTTGCCACTCCTTTCTCCAGAAGGCGGTTGTAGAGGCGTAGAGCACTCTCAAAATGAAC